TGCTGTAGTTGCGTATGCGACTGCACCCGATACGTTTGCACCTTGAATGTTAGATAGGTTGTTGCCGGCACCATAATGGTTTCCAATTATATTTGCACCACTTATGTTTCCAGTAACTGTTAATGATGTTAGTGTACCAACTGATGTGATATTTGGTTGTGCGTTAGTTGTTACCGTACCTGCGGTACCTGCGGTTGCAGAATTTAAGTTTGCTACTTGAGTAGTCGATGTAACTGTAAATGGTGCAGTTCCGGTAGTTACATTTGACACAAATCTAGTAGATGTAACAATACCGTTGGAGTTGAGATTACCTACGTTTGCGTCACCATTAAGAGATAAAACCTTACCTGTGTAATCATAAACTAAGTTTGCATCTCCAGTTATCACGCTGCTGGCATTATATTGAATTGAAGTGTTTGAACCGCCAGCTGCTGCGGTTCCGCTACCCGAAGAAATAATAGCAGTTGCAATAGCGTTGGGAGAATTGGTGTAAGTTAATCCAGTTCCATTAACTCCAGTAGTTAAACCTGCATCAGTATACAAGGATACGTTACCAGACGAAGGGAAATCACTCGCAAGCTTAACATAAAATGTGTTACCATTAACATTGGCATTAGCAACACCGTTAACACCACTAATAGTAACCTGCAAGTCATTTGTGTATGGAGTAGTATTTGCTACTGTCATGACAACAGGAGTATCATTGCTTAGAGCCACGATGTTGGTATAAAGTGAACCTTTTGGTGTCCAAGAAAGATTACCTAAACCATCAGTGCTTAACACATAACCAATAGCTCCGCCGGTAATTTTTACATTTGATATACTACCAAAATTTAAAGTGCCACCAGAAGACCCACCTGTGTTTACCCAACTACTTCCATTGTACGCTAGTACCTGTCCAGCAGTTGGAGAAGTAATTAAAAGGTTCCCAACCACGCCATCAATTTGACTGAAGGCTATTTTCGAATAGCCAGTAAGAACTTCAATGTTTTCGTTAGGAGTAGTTTTACCTACAAACAAACGTTTATTATCTGTGGCCCAACCAAATTCACCTTCATCTAGTTGCGGTAGATCAACTAGGTTACCTGTACGAACTTGAAGTTTTGAAATTTGTAAAATCGACATAAGAGTATTTTCACCCAACTGGTATATACTCTTATTTAGTCTTTACATATTAGAATTCCGCTAAAGGAATTTAGTGTAGTACTGTTCTACTCGTTTCCACCACAAGTCAGCATAACGATCAAACTCATTTCCTTCAATTATGAATTCTTGATAGATCACGTCAGCAGAACACATAAAAATAACACCCTTTCGAATTTTGGTTCCCCAAACTTCGTTATGAGCATTAGCATATGCAGTGGTTTGCACGAAATAGTCGTCAATCCATTCGCGCTTTTTAGGTTTATTTGTTTGTTTGTGGTCCATAACCGCTTCATCACCTGCATGAACTCCGACCAAATCTGTCGTGCCTGCATAGATTTCAGGAAAATACAAACCTACTTCGGTTCCCCAATATTCAGTGCAATTGACTAGTCCCTGAGAAATAATGCTCTGTGCCATAGCATGACTTTGTGTGCTGTATGGATTAGTACCTGGATCACCAGTAGCATCTAACTTAATGTAGTTTTCGATCCACTTGTGCATACGAGTACCTCTACCCGCTGCCTCAGTGGTGATTTCCTGAGCTTTGGCATGACCTACACGATTTCGCCAATTTTGAAGTGCTTTTTTCGAATCTTCTGATTTTGTAGCATCGAGTATAGTCGTTACAGAAGGTAGTTTGTTACCATCAGGAGTTACGTATCTTCTTGATCCGTCAACATTTACTCTTTGTAGGTCTGTATAAGGGAATTTATTAGTTATAGCCATCTGTACAGTATACAGTAATGTATAATCAAATCAATGGTATTGGGCTATCATTTATTGGCTGACTTAAGATTAGATAGCGCAGAATTGGCCATTTTAGATACTATCTTTTTGTTTTCATCTTCTGGTGCTTTTGTCTCAGCAGAATCATCTTCTTGTCCTTTAAAGACTACTTTATCACCTTGAATGTTCTTAACAAGTGTTTTGAGCGGCGCGACCTTAATCATGTTGTATAAATCGTTAACATCTAGAATAACGTCATATTGTTGAAAGTAATCCAGCAATTCATCAACGGTAAAATTGTCACTATCAACTTCGCCGTTTTCTACATCATCTTTCAATTGATTGGTTAGCGCAACAATTTTTGCGACTTGTGCGCTATCCTGATCGAATTCAAAAAGAAACATTAAATTATCGCTTTGGGCGGCCTGCACCGCTGAATCTAGGTGGAAGTTCTTCCTCATCAGACTTTGGTTCAGAGAGATCCATATCTAAATCTTCTTCGTCACCAAGTTCGCCACCTAAGTCGGCTCCTAACTCTGCACCCATGTCAGCTCCAAGCTCAGGTTCGTTGGTTGCAAATGCATCTTCGCCGCCTTGACCAGTGAGTGTGCCTAGCGCACCTTGAAGCGCAGCCTTTGTTTCTTGTAGAGTGCTATTGAGAGTAGTAAGTGCTTCGGACACTTGCTGATTGAATTGTGTGCTTTCGTTGACACCAATTTCTGATTGAATCGAATCGACCAGTGCCGGAAGTTCCTTAACAAGCATATCATTGACATCTTCATAGTACTTTTGTACAGTGTCAACCATATCTTGTGCAGCAAGAATGACCTGTGACTTCTCTACTTCTTCATTTTCAAATACGATGCGAGGAGACTTAGCATAAGGTAAATGCTGAGTTAGAGCCTGCTCCATAAACTTCAACTTCAAATAAGTTGGATTGTTCTGTGCTTTATGAAAATTAGGTGATCGTCTTGATTCGTTGATCAGACCAGTAACCTTCTTTAACATAGCACGGGTTTTTGCGCGGTCTAAGTTCGATACGTCAAAATTCATAGAAAAGGATTCCTTAAGTGCTCTTTCAGCAACGTTATTCTTGTCTAAATCGTTAAGTTTCATAAGTTAATCTTCCTGTTGATTGTAATATTTATCATCGGTATGTAAATTTACGTTCTTTTGACTTGTCAAACTTACGAGCCTGAATCATCATAGAACTATTTATGAAAGAATTGACTTCATTGACTACTTGTTTTTTCTGAAAGGTGTCTTCCTGTAACTTCATTCTATACATTTGTTTAGTGTAAACATTGGTTGATGTTCTGCTCATATTTTTATGTAGAGTAATCTCTACTTGCAAGCTACTAAGTTTTGCATCTAGTTGTTGTAACCTTCTTGCTTGTTTTCCCAAATCAGCATGCTGCAATGTACACCAGGTAACAGCATTTCTTAGTGTAGTAAACTCATGGGCGTCTTTATTTTTTAATACAACTACTTTATACCAACCTGCAGGTGTGAGTTTAACTAAATATTTACCAAATAGACCATATTCTCCAAATTGGTATTTAGTAACTAACACTTCACTGAGGTTAGAATTCAATTCTTCGTCAAAAAATTTAGCTAGTTTTACCACATTTTTCATATTACATTATCTCAAAATAGATATTTTTTAACTCTACTGTAGTATTTAAAAAGGATGAAGTGGGAACATTCTGTTCTCCGCAAACTATCATCGGTACTCCGTCACAATCGCTGTACAATGATCCCAACGGTACAATTCCATTTTCAAATACGCTAGTGTGTTGAATCTCAAACTCGAAACTCCAGCAGTAACTAAATTTATCTTGCATCTCATATGCAAACCCAAATTTTTCAAATTCAGATTCACTCATTTCTATTTTAGTAGGTAATTTAGTTACCTCAGGCTGCGATCTTAAAGATATAATCTGAAGTACTGTATCGAAATTGCATTGTGTATTACGTTTACGTAGCCAACCGTCAATGTCATCCACATTCGGTCTAGAACGATTCATCACTCCAGTTTGGGTGATGTCAAATAACGTATAGCACCGAATTCTATGCATAGTGTTATTTAGAGCAACAAAAAGCCCGGAAATAATATTATTTCCGGGCTTCGTTAGTTAATAATAACTTTTTATATTAGAGGTCTGAACCAGCAACGAAAGTTGCGCCGGTTGCAGTAGTTGTACCAGTTACGCCAGCTGCGGTTAGAGCAGTGTCGATTGCAGAAGCAGTCCAAGCTGATGCTGGGTAAAGAGCAGCAGCGAAGGTGTCGTTTGAGCCACCAGTTGTGAACTGATAGATGTGTACTGTTGCAAGTTGCTCAAGAGTCTGAACAATGGTTAGAACTTGGGCGCCAGTCAAGTGGCCAGTAGCAGTAGAAGTGAAGTAGTCAAGCTTTGGGCCCTGTGGTTGTACAGCTACGCCTGAAGTTACAGCGTTAAGAGCGCCAGTTGTATATGCTGGTGAGTCAATGTGTAGTACTGGTTGAAAATCACCATGTGTCTTTGTAAATTGTGCCATCTTGATGGATCCTTATTAATATTTGGAACCTGCTGTTCCATATTAATATTTATGCCTGGCAACAAAAAAGTCGGTTTTGGGTTATCGGCCTTGAAGATTTTGACGAGAAAATCCCATACGATCAACAAACTTAAGACCTTGTGCGACGAAACCCTCATGTGTCTGTGATCCATCCTGCAAATATCCCTTTACGGGACTATGTGTAGCTGATGCGTCTAATTGTTTCACTACATTCATTTTAAGATTGTACAATGATATCCAAACTTTGAAGGCACCTACTAGGCCTTCTTTGTTTACTTCTAGATGTTCTAGAATTTTTTGCTTCATGGCGTCGGACATAGGTCTAGCTTTTACATACTCTAAAAAGTCTTTTATTAAATTAGTAAGACTACCTGACACAATTTTCTTGTTGATGTAAACTGTAAAAAGTTGATTGAATGTATTTCTAGCCTGAGGGGCAGTATTCATCAAATCTTTGATTGATGGTCCATACTGCTGTAGTTCTCTTTCTGCTACGTTCTTGAGTCTAGCTGGCATTTTTAATTTAGGTGTAATCGGCATCTTACTAGGTACTATAGCTACATTAGAAGCATTTTGTAGATTACCCAATGATCCGTTCAATGAAACAGCCTCATCAGTTGACGCCGACTGAGCCGGTATAAACTGGTGGACAGCAATACCAGCGGCTTTTCCTGCTAGTAGTTTACCAACGTCGCTGTTTACATCTACTGTATATGCAATTCCATTAGGATTGGCTCTAAACTTGAATACCCCATTTTCATCCTTAAGTGGACTGCTAAATAAAAGATCACCCCAGTAGTAACCATTTCCACCGCGATCATCTTTTTCCAAACCAGACCAAATAGTACCAATCAGATGGTATAGATTTCCTCTGTCTACTCCTCTGGCCCGATCATATTCCATAAATTGTTCAGGACTGTATACTGCTCTACCAGTGCCGTCCTTTTTATTAAACATGTGCTTATCCATGATGGAGAATTTTCCATCAGATCCTCGACCGAATATAAGCGCAGGATACCCGTCCCATTTGATAGTTATAGAGTTTGGTTGATTTACAGTTGCTTCTATTGCAGATATTGCGCGTTTTGCACCTTCCTCATCCCCTAAAAAAACTAAATCTTCAGGATGATCCAAATGACCTTTGCCTTCAACAACTACGGTGTTGATGGATTCCAGTTTATCTATTAAGGCCCTGAGGTCACTCATTGTGCTGTTTGATTAATGTCTGCTATAAGTTTTTTATATTCAGCTGGGTTTTTGTTTTTTAGTGAGTCCAACGAGGCCTTTATTTGTTCCGAAGAAGTAGAGAGTGACCCTGATGTAGATGGGGTATTTTTTATTAATTCAGGTTTAGCTGCGGCTGTAAGTTTGAACGCTAATAATGCCAATTTTTGGAGTGCTTCATTGCCCTTGTCTTTGCTATACGTAGCATCTACTTGGCTAAGTAAATCACTGATTAGCTTTTGTTGGTTATCATTAATGTTTACTCCGTGCATATAGTTATAAAACCAGCTATTCAATATCTGAGAAGGTTTTCCTTTAGGGGCAGCGGGTTGTGGTGGCGCCGTCTTTGGTGCGGCGGCCTGTGGCGCTACCGTCTTTGGTGCGGCGGCCTGTGGCGCTACCGTCTTTGGTGCGGCGGCCGATGACGCAGGCTTTGTGCCGAATCTAGGAGTATTAACCGCTTTAGGCGCAGTTGGTTTTGGTGCATTGCCGGTAGTTCTAGCCAAAGTAGGATCATATTCTGATATGATACTTTCAAGTACGTAATTTAATCTATCATACGGTGAGACTACGACGGAAACTGGCTTGCAAGTGCTTATAAAGACTCCAGATCCTTTAACACTTTCAGTCAACCTAATACGAAGACCTAGATTAGCCCAAACCAGTCCGTGTTCCTTAAGCATTTTACTTATAGCGCGATATACACTCTGGGTCAAGAACCTTTCACCTGCCTTGCTGCTTGCTGTCCATGCTGGTGCTAGCTTACTGACATCGTATCCAGCATTTGCAAATTTTAAAATCTTATTAGCAGCAAAGGCGCCACTTTCCTTATCACCCTTAGCTAATTTTTGCATATCTCCTTGCAAGCTTGCAACCATATTAGCCGGAAGAGGCTTTGCATTTGGTGTAGGTTGAATACTACGTACTTGTCCTTTAAGGTTTTCATAAGGGTCTGTGGATGCTGTATTTTGTGTAGTTGCAGTTGCAGCAGTCGGGGCAGAAGATGCTGCTGTTGGACCCGCAGACCCTG